CCTGGTAGGTCTCCTCGGCGCGATCGATGCCGGGATCACGACGATCCTCGACTGGTCGCATATTCAGGCCACGCGTGAGCATGCCGACGCCGTTATCCGCGCGCTGCAAGAGTCGGGCATGCGGGCCGTCTTCGCCTATGGCTATCCGTGGTGGAAGTATCCCGACGAGCATCAGGATAACTGGATCAGAGATGTCGCCAAGCAGTATTTCTCGTCGAAAGATCAGCTGCTGACGTTTGGACTTGCGTCGCCCGGACCAGAGTTCATTCCGTTTGAGTTTGCCAAGAGTCAGTGGGAACTGGCGCGCGAGGTCGGCGCCCATATCACCGTCCATGTGGGCGTTGGCACGGCTGGTCAGCACGGCAAGCTGGCAGAGATGGGCCGAGCCAAACTGCTCGGACCGGACACGACGTATATTCACTGCACGACGTTGAGCGATGATGAAATCCAGATGATCGTGGACACGGGTGGAACGTTCTCATTGGCTTGCCCGGTCGAAATGATGATGGGGCACGGTATGCCGCCGACCCAGCGCTTCCTCGATCGCGGCTTGCGCCCGAGTTTGAGTATCGATGTCGAAACCAATGTGCCAAATGACATGTTTACCCAGATGCGGTCAGTCATCTCCCTGCAGCATGCGATCCTTTTCGACAAAAAACTGTCAGGCGCGCAGGACGTGCCGGCCCCGTTGACTACCCGCGATCTGTTGGAGTTTGCCACGATCGAAGGGGCACGTGCCAATGATCTGGAAGACAAGACTGGTTCGCTGACGCCAGGCAAAGAGGCGGATATCATCATGTTGCGCACCGATCGTGTCAACGTCTTTCCCATCAACGATCCCATCGGCGCGGTCGTATGGGGCATGGATACGAGCAATGTCGATTCGGTGTGGATTGCTGGCCAGGCGAAAAAGCGCAACGGACAATTGCTCGGCGTCGACTTGAAGCGTGTACGCAAGATGGCCGAGGAATCGCGCGATTACGTGGTTGCCAAGTCGGGCTTCAAGCTGCCGACGATCTAAGCCGATTACTCAAGCCGCTCGTCGTAATTGTATAATGTGATGCGTGTTGCGGGATGTGCGAAACATCCGCAGCACGCATTATGCGTATAATCGGTGGTTCGCTAATGAGGAGCACGCATGCGCAACCTGAATGAAACTAACCTGACCGACGCTGTCATCGCCGCGATGGCGAATGCCAAGGATGCGCGCACCAGGGAAATCTTGACCAGTCTGGTCAGACATCTGCATGCTTTCATTCGCGAAGTGAACCTGACCGAGGCTGAGTGGCTGACAGGAATTCAGTTCCTGACTGCGACCGGGCAGATGTGCGACGCTCAGCGGCAGGAGTTCATTCTGCTTTCGGACACGCTCGGCGCGACGACGATGAAGGACCTCGTGAACAATCGCAAGCCGCCAGGCATGACCGAGTACACGATCTTGGGCCCATTTCATCGAACCGACGCGCCCGAACTGCCGCTCGGCAGCAACATCGCCGGTGCTATAGGGGGAGAACCGGTGGTTGTGAGAGGGCGCGTGCTTTCGCCCGATGGCAGGCCCGTTCCAAACGCGATGCTCGACGTGTGGCAGTCGGATGCTGAAGGACATTACGATCTGCAAATGCCGAATCTCGAAGGCACGGTACTGCGCGCCGTATTCCATACGGATGTCGGAGGCGGGTTCATCTTTCGCACGATTAAACCATCCTTCTATCCGATCCCTGATGACGGCCCCGTTGGTCAGCTGCTCATCGCCACGGGGCGGCATCCCTATCGCCCGGCGCACATTCATTTCATCGTCTCGGCTGACGGTTACAGGTCCGTAACCACAGAGTTATTCGCCGAAGGCGATCCTTATCTCGATTCAGATGCAGTTTTCGGAGTCCGCGAGGCATTGATCGTGCCGGTCGTGCGTCACGAGTCCGCCGACGAAGCCGCTCAGTTGAATGTCTCTGCGCCGTTCTATACGGTCGATTACGACTTCGTGCTCGAGCCTGCCTGATATCGCCGATTGATCAAAATCCCTCAGCACCTGATCTTCTTCATCGGTCCAGTGAGGATTCGGTTTACCGGTCTTGTCAGGAAAGCCACGCCGATCATAGCCCCCGCACCGGGGTTAGTCGTCGTGACGCCACCCGCATCGAACCTTGAACTGACACCTCCGACCAAAGCACCGCATCGTCCCGCGTCTGATCATCCGTGGCGACGATCGCCGACGGGAGCATTGCACCGCATGTGTTGGTTGAGTACGCTTCCTGCCGACCACTCACGCAAAATCTTGACGCGCACTCGTCGTAGAAAAGCCTATTGACTTTGGTTGGGCATGTGTGCTAAACTATCGTTGTCAATCAAGGTAAAGATTGACAGCCATCACAATCACATCAAGCCAAACAACCTCACTTTCTGAATCGCTGTTGACAATTTTGTTTATCGTCGGTGGATCAGTTCTCTCTACCAGGGCGTGTGACGAATGCATGCAGTGCGATCGCATGTTACTTCACGAGGCAACTGCATTAACCAGTCGGGCTTGTGGTTCAGTCGTGTCTTGCGTTCCATCACTAGTCGATTTCCAATCCATTCGCATATGCAACAGTCAGCTAGGAGGGTACAGCTATGCCTGAAATGGTTATTCCAGGGACTTACATCACAGTCCGTGCTGAAGGCCTGATTTCGGCGGGCCGCATTTCGACCGGCATCATCGGCATTCTTGGCACAGCCGCCAGCGGGCCAGTGGGCGTCCCCGTCACGTTGTCGGGCTTCGGCAACGCGCGCGAGATTTTCGGGCCGCCCGACGGCTTCAATCGCCCTGACGATGGGTCGCATCCGCTGACGTTGGTCCGGGCACTCGAACATATTTACAACAATGGTGCGTCGAGTGTAGTAGCGGTGCGCGTGGCCGGAAGCAGCAGTTCGAGCGCAACCTATGCCTTGCAGGACAAGGACCGGCACACCGTTGCGGTGTTGACGGCCAAGACGCCGGGGACGTGGGGCAATAGCATTCGTCTTGATGTCGATCCAGCGGACGATGACTGCCGTGTGGAAGGCGAAACGCACACCACCGCTTTCGATCGCTTGACCTACTCGCCCAGCGTGCCATCGGCCGAAAATCAGATTCGTATTTTTCGCGGCACGACTCGCCGCATCGAAACACCGGCGCTGGTTTACAAGCGCATCGTGCGGGATGAGCAGGTGGCGCGCGACGCAAACAATCGCTATATGCTCGCCAACCTGCCAGTTGAGCAAGTCGCCAGCCTCAACGCTGTGCGCGTCGTCGATAGCACGGGCAACGTCGTCCGTGAATACGGCGATGGCGACATTCTCTATGGCGCGGGCGCGCCGCCGGCCGCCAATGAAATCCGAATCAACGACACAACCGGCGAAATCACGTTTGAGGCTTCTCAAGTTCCAGCCGCGGGTCAAACCGTCGTCGCGACTTATGCGGTTGGGCACGCCCCGCCTCAGGCGGGACAGATTTTGATCACGACCTGGGATGGTACGCTCGACTTTGCCACGGGCGAAGCGCCGCAACTAGCCAATGGCGATCAGCTCGTCGCCGCTTATCTGGTCGACCGGCGCAACTGCGTCCAGGTCAGCTTAACCGACACGCCGACGGTGGAGCGTTACATCGTACCCGATGGGCGTATCCTGGCAGCGCGCGTCACCGCCGCATCGCAATTAGCGACAGCTCAACCCGACGCCACCTTCGGCGGCAATCTTCCGCAAGCGAATGTCTCAGCTTATTTCGGCACGGGCAGCAATACGCCCGGCAACAATGGCGCCGACGCCGGAGCAGACGAATATGCGGCCGGACTGGAAACGATCGAGAACCAGCTTATCAACATCGTCGTGTTGGCCGGGCAAGAAGCGACGACGATGGGCAGCATTCTGGTCGGTCATCTCAATGCGACGGCGGATACCGATCACGAACGCATCGCCGTCATTGGCGCCAAAGGCACGAGCGTGGCTGAATTCCTCGGCCAACCGCTGGCCCACGAGCGGGTGATCGTGGTCGCGCCGGGGATGGCCTATGCCGATGGCACGACTCTGCCGGCTGCTTACACAGCGGCGGCCGTCGCCGGTTTGATCTCATCGGTCGACGTGCAAACCAGCCTGACCAACAAAGCGTTGAATGTGCCGGGGCTGGCGCTGGACTTGAATCGTGGCCAGCAAGAGCAGATGATTCGGCGCAATGTGCTGGCGGTGATTCGCAAAGAAGGCTATCGAGTGCTAAAGGGCATCACGACCTCTGGCGAGGGCACGCCCTTCTCCGCAATTCCCACGCGGCGCATCGTCGACTATGCCAAGTACGGCGTCCGCTCCGGGGCCAATCCGTACATCGGCCGTCTCAACAACGCGCGCGTCCGTGCTGCGCTCAAAGCCACGCTCGACGCCTTTTTGACGCGCATGGTCGAGGACGAGGCGTTGACGGGCTACGAATTGGATGTCACAGCGACGCGGCCTCAGGAAATTGCGGGCGAGGTCAGCGTCGTGATGATCATCCAGCCCACCTTCAGCATCGACTTCATCAAAGTGACGATGATCTTGCGCTAAGCACTTAGCTTAGGCGATCGGATAAAGGAGCAGATCCATGCCAAACGATGTCTTTCGCGCCATTGATGCGATTCTCGTCCTGGGCGTCGACGATACGAATTCACCGGAAGGCGCGGCGGCCGACAAGCTGGTTTCGCAATACGATTTCGCCAACTCTGTCGGCCGCTTGCGCAACGTCACGATTACCGTCGCCAGTGATGTGAAACCATTCTACGAGATCGGGCGGCGCTATCCCACGCACCTCCGACCGGGCATCGTCCAGATTTCGGGCACAGCCGAACGTGCACACGTCAACGGCGCGCTGCTGCGTCTCTTGCTCGGCGATGGTGCGGTCAGCCCGCCGGCCGCAGCCAATTTCGTGCAGCCGTCCTTCAATATCATCGCGACGTTGCGCGATCCCTCGCGGCCTGATCAGCAAACCAAAGTCACCGTGTTCGGGGCCAAGTTCGACAGCTGGAGCTACAACATTCCGATGGATGATTTCGTGATGGAAGATGTGTCGTTCAAGGCACTGCGGCTTGCCTTTGAGGAGAGTTGATGCACGGCCTGGAGTGTGACCTTCGGAGGTCGATGGCGCAACCATGAACGAGGCTAACGTTCGCAAGACATTATCGGCTCAAGACCTGCTGGCGGGCAGCAGCCTGATCCACGAGATTGAGATTCCGCAAGAAATTCTGCGGCCAGGCACAAACGGGCGTGAGACCGCCGCGAGTGGCGCCGTCCGCCTGCGGCCATTAAGCGTTGCAACGCTCACGTTGATTTCGCGCGCCGCGCGGGAGGATGCGGGCCTCATTCCGGTGTTGATAATCAAAGAGGCTCTAGTCGAACCCGCGCTGACGCTCGATCAGATTCGCCAACTGCCCGTCGGCCTGGTTTACTTTCTGGTCAGCCGCATCAATCAGATTTCCGGTCTCACCGCCGATGGCGAAACGTTCAGCGAAGCGGCGAACACGCCCCTCAGCCAAACACACGTGCTGTTGGCCAAGCATTTTGGCTGGACGCCGGAGCAAGTGAGCCAGTTGACGCCGGGCCAGGTGGCCATCTACCTCGCCGGCGTTGAAAAACTGCTGCAGCTCGAAAACCAATCATGAAAGACATCGCTTACCAGTTAGCGGAGATCGGCGCCCGCTGGGCGCGGTTCGCGTCAAAGCTATGTGCGCCGCCCTACCTATCATCGATGCTAGACAGGTTGGACACACTATACTCCGATCCCGTGCTCGATCTCGCCGAGATCTGCCAGCTGATTTTGGAGCGATCAAACGGGGCGGGCGTCGAATCAGAAACGCTAACGACGCGTGAGTCGACCGCCCGATTGACCTCGTCGCCCGATCGATCTTCCCGCGCCGCGCGTATCGCTGAAGCCCAGCGCATGCCACGCTTCGCTACGCCAGGCGTTCGATCGTCAACTGGATCGACCGCGCGTGCGACGCCACCGGCCGATCGGCTCGCTCGGTCACGAACCAACAGCCTTGTGTCCTGGTTCACGCCATTGAGTGAGCAAGCAAGGCCATTCCTCCGTGCTGAGAGCCTGGCGAAAACAGTGGCTGCGCCGGATGAATTACACACGGCAGACACAGAACCGGCGCACCTCGATCTGGCTCGAGTTGACGCGCCGGCCAAACGATCTTCGGTTCGTCCAGCATCAACTGGACAATCGAGGCATCCGACATCGCGCGATGCCACACCTTGGGATGCTGGCCCTCAAGCGGCGCAGCCCGAACCACTCATGGGTGTAAGAATGGCGCGTAACCCATCGCAGATCAGCGCGATCCTTCAGGCCAATCTTGCTTCAGGGCCTGTGTCGTTGCCGGCTGACGAGCTAACCGACGGACCACATGAGCCGATAGCTCAGCCTCTGACGTTCGCAGCCCAGGGCGAGTCCCATCCGCGTCAAGTGAGTCACCTACCCCTACCGGATCGCCGGGGGCGGTCAGCGAGTGAATCTGATCTCGACGTGAGCTCCGCGTCGACGCTGGCCAACGGCCTGGACTGGGAACGCTTCATGGAGAAGCTAACCGAACATCTGGAATTTGAGTTTCTCCGCACGTATGGCACTTCAGGCGGCTGACGCATGGCAATCGAGCTGGGCGGCATCAGTCTGGAACAACTCACGCACGTCGCAGTGCGCGAACGGGCGCGCATCGTCTATCACCCTGTGCCCGGCCTCAGCGGCGATCTTGCGCAAACGTTGGGCCGCCCATCGGTCGAGGTATCGATCCATGGCATCTTCTACGGGACAAGCGCCACGGACGATTTGAAGCAACTGCGCGACGCCTATCTCGCGCGCGAGCCAGTGGATTTTTTCGCCGAAGCCGTCGGCGAAGGCTACTTTGCGCAAGTGCTCATTTCCAGGTTGGAAGTGATGCAGCGCGCCGGGTATCTCGATCAGTTCGATTTCGTATGCGACGTCGTCGAGTACGTCGAGCCACCTGAACCGGCAGTCGCCGATCCGTTGGCGGCGTTGGATACGGATTTGATCGACGAAGCCGGTGCGTTTGTGGACGATGTCCAGAATACACTTGAAGAAGTATCACAGTTGACCGATTTGCTAGCCAATGCGCCGTCGTTTGCCGATCCGACCCAGCGGTTGCCGGCGATGCTTGACCTGTTCAAGACCAGCGCCAGTGGTGGGGCGGGGGTCTTGACCACCATTCACGATCTCTTCTAAACATGGCAGACGGTTTTCTCGAACGCTTTCCTGATCTCAGCTCGCTGCTGCAAATGCAGGGCACCATTTCGCTCCAGGCGAATGGCGTGGGCAACCTCCTCGGTGCACTGGGCGGCGATAGCGCCACTTCGCCGCTTGCGGCGCTAGTCACGACACTGCACGACCTGGACACGAAGCTGGACGTCGACCTCAGCGGCCTCTCGACGCGGCTGCCTCAAACACTGGACGTGATCCAAAATGCGCTGCCGCCTGATACCCTCGCGTATGTTCAATCCATCGATCGCGCCTATCATGCCGCGCAGGACTTCTTGCAGAATAGTGCGCTCGTCAAAGCGGTGCCCGACGGCAGTGACCTGCAGACGATCGCGCTGGCTGCAGTTGAACAAATACTCGATCTGTTCAACAGCCACCTCGACACCCTCACCGGTCAGTTGATTGACCTCAATTCGCTGACCCACATTCAGGACGTGTTTGCTAGCGTCGAACAATTTCGCACGGATTTTTCGGCGCACCGCGATCAGTTTCTCCCCTTCATGACCGAGAACTTGATCGGCGTCGCGCCGGATCTGCTGCAGGGGCCACTGGCTCAACTCGATTCGGCCTTTGCCGTTCTGGCGCCGCTCGAACCGGATGCGCTCGCCGCGACGCTGAACCCGGCGCGTCAACCCTTGATCGACGCCTTCAACGGGCTGGCAACCGCCATCGATGCGCTCGATCCGGCCGATGCGGCCGGCTACGTGCAGATTCAAGTACACCTTGACGCCGCCGAGACGGCACTCGACACGCTGCTGGGCAGGCTGAATGCACTTTACCAGCAGATCGGCCAGCTCATCACCAGCCACCCCTGGGAGACGATCTTTTCAGAATATCTCGACCGGCTGGCAGCAGTGAGAATCGAGAGCGTTTTTTCAATCGATCACATCATCGACAGCCTGGTGGCGATGATCGAAGAATTGTTGGCGCAATTGTACATGACGTTGGGTGTTGACGATCTGACCCGGCGCGTCCAAAACTTGCGCCAACTATTCCGTGATGCCTTCGTCAACTCGGCGCTCGGCCAGGTACGTCAAACGCTGCTTGATTATCTCGATCAAATCCGGCAAGCGATCGAAAGCGTCCCTACTGAGCAAATCCAAACGACCGTCGAGAACATGCTCCAGCGGGTCAAGCAAGAACTGGATGCGTTAGGCATCGAGCAAATCGGCGCAGCGATCACGAACGCCTTCCAGGAAGTCGACACGTTCGTGACCACGCAGATCAACGATACCCTGACCTCGCAAATTCAGACTGGCCTGGCCGGCCTGGCCAGCCAGGTGCAGAATTTGCGGATGGACGATTTGTTTTCGCTCCTGACCGACATCGCGCAGCAGGTGGACGATCTGATGGCCGAGCTTGAACAAACGCTCGGCCAGTACATGAATGACCTTGAAGGCTTTGCGGCACAACTCGATCAATTGAGCTTCAACCCGGTCAGCGATGAAGTCATCGGCGAGATCGACGACGTTAAGCGCCGCTTGCAGGCCATCAACCCCGATGCGCTATCCGAGGTCGAGAAGGTCGCGCTGGGCCTGGCGCTGACCGTCTTGGAATCCATCGACCTGGAATCCAAGATCGTCGCCGAGTTAAAAAGCGGCTTTAGCGTCGCTCAAGGCGAGATCAAATCGCTGCTGGGCGGAATCGCCGATCAGCTCGATCGGCTGCGCAAGCAGCTGGACACACTGAATCCCGATCAGGTGCTAGGCCCATTGCTGACCGCGCTTCAGGATCTTTCAAAACTTGCGGACAAGTTGAACGGCAAGATCCTGCTGAATCCCCTGGTCGCCCAGGTAGACAAATCCATCCAGAGCCTCAACGCACTCGCGCCAGGACAGCTGCTTGATCCTTTGCAAGCGCCCTACGCGGCAATGATGCAGCGCGTGAACGCGCTCGATCCGGCTCAATGGGTCGCACCGCTGCGAACGTTGTACGCCCAGATCGACCGGTTCGTTGCACTGATCGATGTGACGCCGCTGTTGGAAGAATTGGATCGCCGCGAAAAAGCGCTCTTCGGCAGCGTCCGCAACGCCATCGTCAATGCGCTGAACACGCTCAATCTGCCCGACCCGTTCAACGCATTTTGGGTGGAGGTCCGCGCGGTGCTCGAAGCCATGACGGACGCGATCTTTGGCGATCCCGACGTCGAGTTGAAACGCATCAGCGTGGATTTGAATACGCGCTTCCGTGTCAGCAGTCTTTTTGAGCCGCTGGATACGGTATTCGATCAGCTCATCACGATGATCGAAGCCATCCCTCAGGACGACTTGACCACAACGCTGAACACGATCCGCGCGACGATCGGCGTCGGGTTGGACGCCTTGGAACCGAGCACGATGCTCAGTCGCATGCGCAGTGGGCTGGGGCGCTTGAGCAATCTCGCGCCGACCACGCAGTTGGGGATGCCGCTGGCCTTGCCCGGACTCAAACTGCGCTTTCAAGCTAAAGTCGAAACTGCTCCCCCCGATCGGGCGGGTGATATCGCGACGGTTTCGGCGCGATTCGACGCCGTCTTCACGCTGGTTGATCCAGGCCAGCCGTCGAGTCAACTTCAATCTCTCATTCAGACGCACACCGCGCTCGTCGATTCGCTGCGAACCAAGATCAACAGCCTCGATAGTTCCGGCGCGGCAGTGGCCTACGCCGAATTGCGCGCCAAGCTTGACCAAATGCTGCCTGACTTCTTGCGTGCGCCGCAACCATTGACGTATTCCGAAATCATGACCGGGCTACGCGCACTGCGCCCATCTGCCAAAGTCTCCAAAGTGGATCAGGCGATGGCTCGCTTTTTGGCGCGGCTGCAACCGTTGGAAGCAGCATTGACGCCGGCTATCAACGACTTCTTCAGTGATATGCGCGAAGTCGTTATGCTGCTGAATCCGCTGAGTCTCAGAGATGCGATCAAAGACATCTACGACACACTGCGCACCAAGCTGCATGTTTTGGATCCCGATGCCCTAGCGGACTCGCTGCGCACCAATTTCTTCGATCCATTGACCGCCCCTTTGCACGCGATCGATCCGGGGCATTTGAAGGCCGAAGTCAATCAGGTCTTTGAAGATGCGCTGAATGCCGTCTCGACTCGCGTCACCGATATCTTGGAGACCGTCGTCCGAATCGTCGACGAGCAGCTACGCATTATCCGCGACCAGATTCAGGCGTTGTTGGCGAAGATTCGCAACACCATCACGACGGTGGCTCAAGGCGTCAAACAGACCATCGACCGCGTCGAACGGCTCGTGTTCGTCGAACTGATGGACCGATTGAATCGCGTCGTAGATAACCTGGGTGTGAGCTTTGATGCAGAACTGGATCGCGTGCGAAGCGCATTCGATGATATGCTCGCCGCCATTCCGCTCGGCGAAGGGAGTGCCAGTGTCGCTGCCAGTAATGCATGATGTCCCGGGGACGAGGCCCGTGAAGACCTTACGCCCGATCGTGTCCGCCGAAGCCAGTGCCGCGCTCGATCGTATCGAGGCGTGGCTTGAACTAGAACGGCAGCGGCGCACGATTGTGGCGCGCGACGGTCACCTCGAGGCGATCGAAGAAGCCGGCGGGGGTCGCAGCGAATACGCTTACGATCGGCGCGGAGATCTGATTCGCCTGACCGAAGCGAATGGTCAGACAACGTGCTACGCCTACGATCATCTCCGCCGGATCAGTGAAGTTCTTCATCCGGGTGGCGGCCGCACACGTTATCAGTATGGAGATAACGATCGCCTAACGGGCGTTGACGACGACGGCGTCGTGACACGATTCGAGCACGATGCGCAGGGGCGCGTGCTTAAAGTTCGGCCGGGCAATACGGGCGCGTCGGTCTATCGCTACGATGCGGCGGGCCGCCCGATCGAGGCCCACACCTCAAGTATGTCGGAGCGATACGAATTCGATCGGGCCGGGCGCGTGTGCGCGATCCATCAGACCTTCAACGGCGCGATCAACACCGTCCGCTTGAGATACGACGAGGCGGGGCGGCTGTCGCACATGTGGCTGCCGGGCAGCACCACGCCGATCGATTATCGGTGGGATGCGCAGGGACGGCCGACGAGGGTCACGCTGGGCCATCGGCCGCTCGCCGGCTTCGCGTATGACGATGCACACAAGACCGTGCGCGTTGACTATGCCAACGGCATTACGGAGACGACGCAGGCCGATGCCGTCGATGCGCGCCCGGTCCGACGTGAGGCCCGATGTGGCGACGAAATTCTTTTCGAGCGCCAATATGCGTATGACACACACGGCCAGCTCATTGGCGATGGTGTTCGAGACTACGACCACGATCCATTGGGGCGTTTGATGCGTGCGGCCGATGTGGACGGCGGTCACGAATGGCAATATGCGTATGACCCGCTCGACAATCGAATTAGCGCCCAACACAACGGCGACGTTACACGCTTCGAATACGACGCGCGTAATCGGCTTATCAGGATTCTAAAAGCCGAGGGCACAGCCCATCAACTCGATTACGATCGCTCTGGCCGGCCGATCTGCCAGAGCACCGCTGGCGGACAATGGACGTATCGCTACAACGATGCCGGGCAGCTCGTGCATACGCTGTATCGGGGTGACACCGTCGCGCGCTGTGAGTATGACCACAAGGGCCGATTGTTCTTGCTCCAGATGGCTACGCGCGTCGAGCGGTATGTTTACGGCCCGGCGGATGAATTGTTAGCCGTCACCGACGAACAAGGTCGACCACTGCGGTTGTATGTGCAGACTCCCGTTGGCATTCTGGCAGAAGTGCACGGCTCGCTGGATTCAGGCGCCGTGTATTTTCGGCATCAGGATGACTGGGGCAACGGCCAGCTCGTTACAGATGCAAATGGCCGCGTCGTCGCCAGATTTGACTATGCGCCATTTGGCATGCCCATCAGTACAAGCGATCGGTTTCTGCCCATTTACGGCGGGCGTTTCTGGCAGCCCCAACTGGACATGTATTACTTTGGCGCTCGCTGGTATAAGCCGCAGTGGGCACGTTTCTTGACGCCCGATTCTTACACGGGCGGGCCGGATGATGCGCGGCTGGTGAACGGCGCAGGCTCGTCAGGCCAACAGGCTCTCACACGCGATCGAATGATCGTCGATTGGCTCAAACAGCCGCGTGTCCGTAATCGTTATGCGTTTTGCGGCAATGATCCGATCGGGCGTTCTGATCCCAACGGACATTGGTCATTCGGCTGGATCATGCTGTACGTTTTGGGATCGATCTGGTCGCTGCCCAACACTGCGTTGGGCCTGATCCTCGAGATTCTGTGCTGGGTTGGCGAGTTGTTTCGCTGGCTCGTTTACGCGGTGACGATCGGACATGCCGGCAGCAGCTGGTGGGAAACGCCCGGCTTCGACGCGGCCGCCTCAAGCCGATTGAACAGCTGGGCGATTGTGTTCTCAGGCGGCTGGTTCGGTTCCATTCCACGCTTGATGGCGATGACGTTTGGCAACGTATTCTTTGTGTACAAGAAGTGGGATCAGACACCCGACTTCGGCGGCCCCGGTGATGTGTTCCCGGAGGCTTATGGCGGCAAGGTGACCATTCCGCTTCGACAAGCCTTATATGAGCACGAGCTGCGGCACGTCGAACAGCAATACTGGCTTGGCCCATTCTATTATCTGCTCCCGATTCCGCCCGGCATTTATGGATGGTCGATGATCTTCGGCAGCTATTGCGACAGTTGGTTCGAGCGCGACGCTCGCGCCCACGCAGGAGTCTAACGTGCCGATCTTGCAGCCGACCTTCTCGTTGACGATCGGAGGCCTAACATCCAGCACCGACAATCCGGTGGCCGGACCGAGGCGCGTGATCGTCGAGCGCGACATGGACATCCCGGTGGATGCAGCTCGCATCTATCTCATGGCTCGATCGGAGGTTGCCGTAGACGATGCCGTCGTTATCAAACTTGGGCATGATAGCCAGGAAGAAACCGTATTTACAGGTGCGATCGCAGCCGTGCGTCCGGCGATTGTCGGGGTCGAGCTGCATGCGCTGGGCAGGATGAACCAGCTGACCAACTTGCGCAGCTCGGCCACGTATGAAAACCAATCGGCAGGCAGTGTCGCCAGCGACTTGATCGGTCAGGCCGGTTTATCGACTGGTACGGTGGACGATGGGCCGACGCTCCCACGCTATGCCGTCGACAGCCGCCTAAGCGCTTTCACGCATTTGAAGGAATTGGCGAATCGGCTCGGTTATGAACTCTATGCCGATCGCGATGGGAATATCATGTTTCACGCTCTAGGCCCGGCTGCAAATTTGGAGGCCGGCAGCAGCTTACTGGGCGCAGCCGCCGGGGCGGCCACTGCATTGCTGGGCGGCGGATCGAGTGAAGGCTACGCTTTCAGTCAGCACCTGCTGGAGGCTAGAGCTGCCCGTCAACCGGTGGCGTGGGGCAAAATCGAAGTGGGCGGTGAAAGTCCGATGTCCGGCCAGGGCGACAGGACCGCGCATTGGTTGACGGTGAATGACCAGGATTATCGCGGCGCGGCCGGCGACGGCACACCGAATTTGCTCATTCTCGATCCGGCAGCGCGCACGCAAGACCTGGCCAATCGTTTCGCGGCCGGCTATCTGGCCGTCGCCGCGCGAACGGCGTATCAGATCACGCTCACCGTGTTGGGCCGCCCGCAACTCGATCTGGGCAATTCGATCACGGCGAGCGACGTGCCGGATGGATTGATCAACGGCAGTGGCTACGTGCGCGCGATTCGTCATCGCTTCGGGGCCGATATCGGTTTCGTCACGGATGTGCGTGTGTCGTTGGATGCCAGCGCATGAGCGACTTGATCGACGTCATCCGGCGCGTCGTGCAGCAGGAACTGGCGCGGCAGCGCGGCAGTCTGTTGGGCGTCGTAACCGCCATCTTTCCACACGAGGATAAAGACGACGACAACAATTACGAGGTCGACGTCCGGCTTAAACACGAGGACCTGGAACTGCGCAAAGTGCCGGTGGCGGTGGGCCACATTGGGATCGCAGCGCCGCCGCGCGTGGGCGATCTGGTGATCGTGCAGTTCGTGAACGGCGACTTGAATCAACCGTTGATCCTGGGACGTTTTTATCACGCCGACGATCGGCCGCCATTGCATCACGAAGACGAGATTCTGTTCGAGCAGCGCGTTGCCGCCGATGGCACACTCAATCAGCTGCGCTTCACGAACGATGGCACGATTTTCCTACAGCGCGATGTCACCAAGCCGGAGGACAATAGCGAAGCGAAGGCCAGCGTCAAGATCGATCCAGCTGGCAATGTCGAAATCAAGGCTGGTACGAAAACGGTCATCAGTCTGGCGAATGATGGTGAGATCAAAATCACGGCCGACAGTCAACCCATCGACGTCAAGTGTGACAAGATGACAATTGATGCGCAGAGTGGGCTGGATGTCAAAGGCGATCTCAAGGTGATCGGCAGCGCGGGCAGCACCACGATTAGCGGGCATGAGATTACGGGGGCGTGATGGCCGATCTGGTTTTGAAGGGCACACTGAACTTGACGGGGATGTTGACACTCAGCGGCTCCAGCGGCGGCAAAGTCAAGGTGGAGGTGCTCGAAGCGTTAGTCGAGCTCATTGCGCCCGGAGATCCGCCCCACTCGACCAGCGCACCACCGGTTACGATGCCTCCGCCACCCGCCGGACCGATTGACACAGGACCAAAAGTATGGATCATCAACAGCTTTAACAAGATGGTCAAAGCCGGCACTAAACCCATTGTTACCCAAGGGATTATGATGCAGGGCAACGTGCCGACGTGGCCCGGCATGGTGTTGCCCAGCCAGGGCAATTCGACAGTGACGATCAATCACATCCCGATCAACGTCCAAAACGATCAAGGCGTGGTCTTTCCCTCCGGCGGAACGGCGACGTTTACCAGCAGTGGCCAATAACCATGAGCATCGTTCAGCTGCAAATCCTTGAACCGCAGCGCGGCGCACATTTCCAGGGCATCTCGCAGTCGCAGGTGAGAATGCGCGGCCAGGTGCTGTCCACCGGTCACCCGCCGTTGTTCTTCAAGTGGTACTCGAGTCTGCACTTTCCACCCCAGTCGGATCCGAAGAACGCCGCGCTTAACAGCCCGGCGGACGATCCGCTGAATTTCACGCCATCGCTCACCGTGGGATCGCATGTCTTGACGTTCACGGCCAAAGATAAGCCAACCGATTCGCTCGGCGATCTCAAGGCCGCACAGGATGCTGGCATGACTGGCGGCCCGCTTACGGCCCAGAGTCCGTGCCTGATCCATTTGTTCATCGCCAAGATGATCTTCCCAGCTGCCGGCGCGACACTCAGCAAAGCCAACAGCACGCTCCAGGCGGAAGCGCCCGTGCAATGGGATAAGCCGGATTATCAAAGCATCAATCGCCTGCGCTATCACTGGCGATTCGTGCCGGCGGGGCAACCGGCCAATCGCCATTCCGCTGATCTCATTCCGGCGGTGAACGAGTTGACCTTTCACGAAGCGAGCGGTGCAATTCCTGCTTACGTACAGTATCAAGGTCATCTGCCGAATGAGTTGAACAATGCGTCAGACATTGGGAATTACACGTTGATCTTGCGCGTGGAAGACATCCAAGACAATACGATTCGTGATGAAGTTTCGGTTCCTGTCGTCATCGCCCCGTGAGGCCTGAACGATGACTCTCGATCGAGCAAGATTGTTTGGCGACGATTTGCGGCTGACCGAATACAGCGGCGGCCTTGATCTGGCACGCGATGATGCGGGCGATCTCGATCTCGCACACGGCAACGACAACATTATCCAGGCTCTGATTTTGCATCTCAAAGTCCGCAAAGGCGAACTCGCGCCGCTCGGCTGGCCTGCTTACGGTTCGCGCCTCGACGAGCTGATCGGCGAGCCGAACGTGACGCGCACGCACGTGAAACTGATGGCGTTCGCCCGTGCAGCGATCGAACAAGACCCGCGCGTCGCTAAGGTCGATAACATCCGCACGCAAGTTTTGGCCGGTGAATCCAATGTCGTTCGACTTCAAATGGACGTGCTGTTGATCGACGCACCCAATCCACTGAACCTGGTCTATGACGTGAATTTGGAGCCAAGATGATCGACCCTGGACATCCCTTTTCGGTGCCTTACGCCGAACTGATCGCCGCGCTGGAAGATCGCATTCGCAACGGCGTCGAGCAGCCGGATCAGGCCCGGTTCGTTTTCAAGAGCGCCGTCAGCACGTACGAACTGCCGCGCCCCGGCTATGCCATCACCCAGGTCACCGGCATGAAAGATCACAAGCCGATGACGTTTCTGCCGGACGAGCACTATCGGTTTGCCAACAACCGCATCGTGTGGACCAACGCTGACCAGCGCCCGGACGAAGGTTCACGCTTGTTTGTTGACTACACGTATCTCGAGCGTCCGGCCGGGCTGACCGATTTCAATCCGGGCAGCGTCACCGGCACGCTCATTCGCGCTGTGGCGCGTGAAGTCAAAGTGCTGTACGAGCAGATGGACGAGGCCTATCGGCGCGCCTTCATCGACGTCGCCACCGGCGTTGCTTTGGACAACGTCGTCGCCGTGTTGGGCATGGCGCGCAATCCCGCGATCAAAGCGACCGGCGCTGTGACCTTCCTGCGCAAGACGGCCGCCAATAACGCCGTCGTCATTCCGGTGAATACCCGCATTGCGGACGAAGGCGGCCGCGAATTCGTGACCACGCAGGAAGCGACGATACCCCCACAAACGGATGAATTTGGTACACAGTCAAACGGCGTAGTGAACGTCGCGAATAAGATCGCGCAATTGATCGGTATCTGGCCGCGCACGGCCGATCCGGCCAGCACGACACCATTGACGACCAAGGATACTCAGCCGAAGAAACCGTTTGGCGACGACGAGCGCACGATCACTTTGGCGGATGGCGTCCGCCCCACTGACGAGCTTCGCATTCGTTACAAACCCAAGAGCGTGACGGTGGCCGCCGAGGCAGCGCAGGCCGGCCCCAATGGCAACGTGAATGCGCAGGCCATTGTCGTGATGCCGACGCCTCCGACCGGCGTGACCGGCGTCGTCAACGAAGCGCCGACTCAAGGCGGGCGCAATCCCGAACCCGATGATCAACTCCGTGAGCGCGCCAAACATGCTTTGGAGCGCGCCGGCAATGCGACCTTGAACGCCATCAAGTATGCGGTGCTCGACGTTGATGGTGTGGACAGCGTCGAAGTGATTGACCATAGTGTTGACGAAGCCGTGCCGCTGGGTGAAGTGCGCGTGCGCTATGCGGCCGGCAATGTCGACAAGGTGCGCGAGGACGTGCGCCAGGCGATCGAGCGGACGCGCGCGGCCGGCATTGTGGCGCGGCTCGAAGTGATCACGCAGGTCGTGATCTCGGGCACCTTCTACGTCATTCCTGATCTCAGCGTTCCCGCGACCGCGCTGGCGACATTCCGCTCAGCGATCGTCAACGCCATTCAGGCGCTCACGATTGGCGACCCGCTATCGGTGCGGCGCTTGAATGCCCTGGCTTATCAAGTGCCTGGCCTGAGCGATGTCGCCGAGGCCCAGCTGACCTATCGCAAGCCCGATCCCGATCATCCAGGCAGCGATTTGGTGGGCGACGTAAGCGATCCGTTCACCATCGCGAACACGGAATTGCTGCGCCCTGATCCAGATACCGGCAAGTTGAAGGTCGTGCTGTTGACATTGTTCAAAGCCGATCGACCAGCCGGTTCCAAGACTCAGATCAATTTGCAGCTGCTCGATGCAACCAACGCGGCGGTGACGTTCAAGAACTTCGCGATCGATCTCAGCATCACCATCCGCGCGACATTGATCAACACGCCCGATCAGCCGCCCGAACGTGTCGGCAATTTCACGCACCGGGTCGCACTGGTAAATTCCAACACGGTCGCGCTGATCATCGACAAGAGCAATGCACCTGACTTTCGAGCGGCTGATCACGACCCGATTGTCGAAGTCAATATCAGCGCCGCCGCTTATCCGGGCATACAAGCTGCAATCACGACCGTTGACTTCAGCTGACAGACAATGTCTTACAAGACTGACCGACTAGCCAGGTTATTTCCGCAGGCTTACGCGACGACCGATACCGAGTCGCTGCTGTACAAGCTGCTCGATGCGATCGGTGCGGAATTGATGGACGCCGATGAAGCCGTCAAGCGATTGCTTAAATCGCACTGGGTGAATTACGCCAGCGGCGCAGCGCTCGACGGCCTGGGCGCGATTTACGGTGTGAGCCGTCGCCAGCTGCGCGATGGGACACTGGAGACTGACGACGCATTCCGTTTGCGGCTGAAGTCGGTTGTGCCGCTGTTTACGGGTGGCGGCACCGTCAAAGCCATCAAAGGCGCGGTCCGATCGGCACTGGGCCTGCCTTTCGATCTGGCGCAATTAAACCTGCCAGCCAAATTCAAAGACCTGCAGCAGGACATCGAGGATTTGATCGTCGTCGAAGAATTCTCGCCTGATGTACAGCGCGTTATCTTTGATAGCGTTGCAACCGTCGCCAACGCCAGTGAGATCATCGTCGCGATCGACATCCCGGCCGTTCAAGCGCAGCGCCCAGTCGTCCAGTGGACGTTCAATACGGGCGGCGGCCGGCAACTTTCGATGGAATTGATCGGGATGGGCACTGGCGTCAAGGCCGACGCGAGCTTGATCATTGGCGCCGGCCAAACGCTCACGTTTTCGGCCGACGACAACGGCCACTTGATCGCCGTACTGGCCGCCCAGGATGTCACCAGTTTCTTTACGAATCTCGACGGCAGCACACCGGCGATATTGCCCGCCGTGCCCACGCAGCACAGCGAATGGAAGTTCCGCGCACAGAGCGGCCTGTTTGACATCAGCACGTTCGACGGCGCCGACACCTTCGACCTGCCGCTGTTTCGCGTGGAAATGCGCTGGGTGCGTTATCAGCCGCTGACCTTTGATGTGCACGTGCCTTACTTCCTGCAAAACGCCGTGGCTGATCTCAAAGCGCGTTATGGTTATACCGGCGAGCTCTTCGTGTTTCAAGGTCTGCCGATCGAGCTCATCTCGCACATCGTCGATCAAACGCGCGCCGCGGGCGTGCGCAGCAACGTCCATTTCTCGCTCAACTTCCTGGAGAACCACGATCAACGCGAATCGCTTGCACGCTTGGGCATTCATCACATCGCCGAAGAGGCGGCAGCGACTGAGATGCTGGTGGTCGGCAGTGTCGAGCGGTCGCTCGAAGCCCATGACATCCGAGAAGCCTTTGCCATCGGCGGCGTGTTTGACATCTCGCCCTTTGATGGCAGTCACGGTTTCACATGATCGAAAGGAATCGGCCATGAACGAAAACCTCGAGATGCGCGGAACATTGACTTTGCAGTTGACGGATCAAGATGGTTGCCTTGTCCATGAACAGCGCTGCCACAATCGTATTGTGACGAGCGGGCGGCGGCTGGTAGCGCAGCTGTTCACCGGGGTGACGGTCGGCGTGCCACCCAGCAAAGTTACGCACATGGCAGTCGGCACGGACGGCACGACGCCGGCCGATACCGATGCCGGCCTCAACGCCCAGCGCGGCCCACGCAACCCGATCAGCGATGTGACCTATACCGAGTTCGACGAGACGAGCGCCGGCCAGGTTATCAAGCGTGTCAAAGCGTCGCTGACGGCGGTCTTCGATTACGGTGACGCCAACGGTGCGGACCCGCTGCGCGAAGCGGGCATTTTCAATGCCGATGCCAGCGGCGTGATGTATAACCGCGTGGTCTTCGATCCGGTGACAAAAACCAACGCGTTCAGACTCACTCTGCTGTGGGACATTGTCTTTTGATGCTGACTGTTTCAAACTCGGGCTGCTGCGGGCGGCTTTGATTCAACTCATGTGAAAGGAGCCAGCCATGGCTTTTATACCTGCTCCACCATTCCCCAAGTCGCGGGGGGACATCATTCGTTCGACCGACTGGAATGATGCCATCAACGAACTGCTGCGTTTGGATACCGCCAAAGTCAACAGAGCGGGTGATGCGATGACCGGCCCGCTGACGATCACTGGCAACGTCGGCATCGGGACGACGTCACCTGACCGAAGCCTGACTGTCGCCAATACAACTGGCGCAAATTATCTGAATGTCAAAGACGGCACCCGCGAAATCCTGATGGGCGTTGATGCCACAGGCGGAATTGTATCGGTCATGACAAGCCACGATCTGGTTCTGCGCGCTGGCGCGAACAGCGAAAAGATGCGTTTAACCGCCAGTGGCAACGTCGGCATTGGCACGGCGACGCCAGCCGCCAGGCTCACGGTTCAGACGCCGATTAATTACAGTGGAGACACGCTAAGAGCAGAGTCGAAGGCTGAGCCAGGGAATTACTATCTCAATCTCAACACCGTCGTCACAAGTGGTGTCGTTCGGTGGGTCTTCAATCAATTCAATGCCGGCACCAATTACCCCGGCGTGCTGGCTTTTGACCGGGGCAATGTTGGTATTGGGACGGCAACGCCAGCCTCACTACTTGACGTCAATGGCGATATTTCCTTCGAGAAACGTGCGGGTGGCGCCGCCCGGGTACTGCCCGCTGGCGGAACTGTGGTCTGGAATGACGGCACTTGGCTGAGACTGAATCAGAACCTTGATTACACTAAACCGATCTTTGGTGTTCATACGCCGGGCGTATTGGCGCCCGTTTCGCTAAATGTCGGTGGTCTCGGCAACTGGGGTGATCCGGGTGCTGGCAATGCATGGATTGCAGGCACCGTTGGCATCGGGACGAATAGCCCTCAGGTCAAGCTCCATGTCGTCGGCAACCGCATTCGCTTAGATGGCGGCGGTGCGAAGGTCCTGGATATGAGGGCGGACGGCAGTGCCCTGGATCTAGAATCGAATACTGACCTCTATCTTAATAATAACAATATCCAGATATGGTATCGAAAATTGAACCCCGTTTCGTCCCGCGAGCTGAAAGAGAATATTCGTACCTTCTCCGGTGAAGACGCACTGAAATGTTTAACAGAAGTCGAGGCGGTCATGTTCAACTACCGAGACGATGCTCGCAAAGACGTGTGCCTGGGCTTCATTTCCGAGGATACGCCGGACCTTCTGGCTACGCCAGATCGAAAGGGAGTCATTCCCATGCATTTCATCACGGTGCTAACACGGGTCGCACAGGAGCAACAGAAGACGATCCACTCCATGCAGCGGGAGATTGAAACACTCAACCATCAGATCAAGAGTAGTGGAAGCAGAAAAGGAAAACTGGCGTGAGAGATCAATTGGAGAAGCGCCTAACCGAACTCAAAGCTGAATTCGAGCTCGGGCAAAACAAGTTAAACGAGCTGGAAGCGCAGGCGGCCAATCTACGCAATACACTCCTGCGCATCAGCGGCGCGATTCAGGTGTTGGAAGAGGAACTGGGCAAGGATGCGTCCCAATCGAATTCGCAGCCAGGGGATGGATCAACCCAGTGATTGGTAACCTCGCTTCTGCATTGGCCGCGTTGATTAAAGCAGCGCTGCCCGGTTTGTTTGGGGGTGTGCCGCCAGTCATCGCGCTCTCGGTGTCGAGTATTTCGTTTGAACTCGATCCCAAATCGGCGGACGCCGCCGCCAGTGAACCGCGCCCGGACGATCGGACCGACACACTGCCGTTTGATCCAATGCATCCGGCCGGTCCCTACACCTTGACGCAGCCGCCATATCCCGGGCCGCGCCGCGTGCGCCTCGTCACATCTACCGGTGAGCGGTTAGCCTTGCAGGATAGTGAGGTGAGTTGGGATGATACCGACTCGCGCATCTTCACGTTACAGCCGCGCCCTTCACGTCAATTGACCGGCTTCTCCAACGTTCAAGTGTTGTATGGCGTAACGGCCATCTTCACCAAACTAAAAGCGACACAAACGCTGAACATCCAATTGCAGGCGAGCGACGGCCACACCGATCAACTCGAAGCGGCCGAAGCGTTGGTCGTCACCGTGATCGAACTCAATCGTCAGCAGCTCGGGGATCAAGCACACGCGGCCTATACCGATGGCGATTACGGGGCCAATATCGAAATCAAGCAGCTCGCCTTATCCAAAGGTACAAGCCCGACGGCCGATATTCGGCTGCTGACGCTGCAAGCCGACGTCGAGCTGAAAGCCACGCGCGCCCTGCGCGCCGACGAGGGCAAGCCGATCACACACATTATCACACCCGGACAACCTTTGGATCCGAATCATCTCGTCAACGTTCGCATTGATACTGACGCTTGAACTCGCGGGGGCAATATGAGTCGCATCAAGGCAGTTTTGATCTTCGATCCCGACCGGCGTCAAGAGCAAATGGCTTTTGCGGCGGACAGGGCGCAGATCCTACACGAAATTGGCGACCAGCTGTGGGTCTCCATCACCGAGGAGCAGGTGCCGCGCTTCGCCGAGCGCGGCATCACCGTCCAACTTCGCCCTGAGTCCGATTGGATCGAATTGCCTGCCATCGTCTTTGATCCGGCGCAAGGCGAACCTGAGCCGCCGACCACATTTCAGGCTACGGAACCTACCGGCGATGTGCAAGCCTATTATCTAGTTCAGTTCATCGTGCCAGTCGAGTCAGGCTGGATCGGCACGCTCATTCAGCTCGGTGGGAACTACGTCCAAAATCTGCCGGTCAATGCCAGCGTATTTCGACTAACCGCCGCCCAGGCCGCTGCCGCCCGGCAACTTGAATTTGTCGGCTGGGTTGGATTGTATCACCCAGCGTATGCCCTGGGTCATACGCTGGCCGGTCGATCACAACCGTTTGATGCATCGTCGTTGCGTGAACTGGTCATTCAACCGGCCAGCCTACCCACCAGCGACGCCGGTAACATCCAGGTTCGATTATTCGATGATGTGAATCCCAACGATGTGCGCACAGCGTTTGAAGCAACGGGCGCAACGATCGTCGGCGATACTGGTTATGGCTTTGTGTTGAATGTTAATGCTTCGATCTTGGAAAACGTCTTGAAACTACCCGGTGTCCTGGACGTAGACGTTTTCTTCCCGCCGCAACTTGAAGTGGATCGCGGTCGAATCATCGTGGGCGCAGGACAGGTCGGCGATACCCGGGCAGTAGATTTTTTGGTCCGCCTGAATGGCACGGGAGAGATCGCTGGCATCATCGACGGTGGTCTTGATAATGGAACACTGCCGATCCAACATCCTGATCTGGGTGCGCGCGTGCTTCAAATCAGTCACCTGACTGTTCCTGGCAACCCAGTCCCAGACACCGATCCTCACGGGACACATGTGGCGGGGATCATCGGGGGCGATGGCACACAATCCAATCACCAGGTGCGTGGTGTAGCGCCAGCCGCACACATCGTCTTTCAAGGGCCAACGCAGCTTGGAACAGGCGCCATCGGACCGTTCCTCATTGCTCACCATGCTGGCGCGCGTGTCCACAATAACTCCTGGGGCACGCCGGCCGGCGTGACGAACAATGTTTATGCCAATGCCATTACAGGTGAGATTGACCGCTTTTGCTGCGTTTGTCCAGACAGTCTGATCGTTTTCAGCTCGGGCAATGATGAACGAGATACACAAGTGAATGCGGTGGGCGGCGCAGCCACACCAGACGGCATACTCGACATGAACCGCTTGCGCGTCGAAAAACTTGCCAAAAACGCGCTCATCGTCGGCGCAAGCGAAAACGTCCGAGACAATGACGGATATGCAGATACCTATCGCACCGCGTGGCCCGGTTTCTGGAATCATGCAAATTTCAATGCGAGTGCTGGCGGCTCTGACGGCCACTACGCCATGTCCGATAAGGCAAGCGACATTGCGCTGTTTAGTATCCGCGGAGTTGTCAATGCGCCGGGGCCGGTCGCGACCGGCCGCGTTCGTCCCGATGTCGTCGCGCCTGGCACCAATATCCTGTCGCTGCGTTCAACTCAGGTTTCGCCGACGCACGATTGGCAAGATCCGGGCACGGTGGACAAGGCTTTCTACATGCTCATGCACGGCACCAGTATGGCCGCGCCGCATGTCACGGGTGCCGCGCTGCTCGTTCGCCAGTATTATCGCGCCCGGTTTGGTCAACTGCGTCGTCCCCAACTGTTGGAAGGCGTCGCGCTACCTGCTTCGGGCCCTCAGCCCAATGTCGTCGATCGTCCTGCAGTTGCACCACGCGCAAATGGGCTCGTTTTTGCCTGGGTCACACCGGCTGCTGCGACCGCGCAAA